TTAAATTGCAAGTTTGGTCCATTCCTTCCCGCGATCGTCGTTGTATCTGTCAGTGGTTGACTGTGTTTTATGGCCCAGCAAAATTTTCGTATCGATCCCCTGGGCGCGGTAAAGTCTTTCGGACAATGAACGCTGTTCGTGAAACGTTGTTGGTGTTTTTCCTGGAGGCGGTACGATACCGGCTGCATCACGTGCCGCGGCAAACTCTTTAGAAACCAAAATCAGATTCACAGGTTTTGCCTTAGTTTTCATCTTCCCGTGCAATAGGTAGGGGCTGACAAACCTATCCCTACACTTCCGTATTACATCCTCCAGAGATAAGCCAATGGCTTCACAACGTAGGTTCAGCGGCAATGCAATGCGGGCCCCCGTTTTGCTTTGCTCGATGTACAGATAGCCGTCCTTAATATCTGAAAATTTCATGTTTGCAATATCCTCCCGGCGCTGACCAGTGACTAAAGCAAGCAGCATCGCTTTATGCGAGTACCGATCCTCCGGTATTTGCTCCAGTATTTTTTTCCATTCGTCCAGAGAGAGGCGCGCACGTGTAACCTTGACCGAAGGTTTTTTTGTTGCTGCTGGTGGATTCCATCCAGGTGGTACCTCTCCAGCATGCTGTGCTTCAGTGAAAATATCCACCCAGACTACCCGGTTGCAGAGGGCGCTGCTGGCATGTCCAGCATCCAGATATTCATCCAATAACACGGCAAAATCCTTTACCTCCAGACTCTTCATTGGCCGGGAACCAAGCCGCCTGGAAAGCAACTCTGCCATGCGTTTTTTTTCCTTAAAGCGTTTCAGCGATAGCGAGCCAGAATCCAGACTTTGTTTCTGAATCTTCAGATAACGTTCTATCCATGCTTTGAGGCTGATCCCGCGCTGCGCTGCTGCTTTAGGACTTTCATCAATTTGACGCAAATAATGCTCGGCTTCTGCTGCTGCAATTCTCTTATTTGCTGTTATGGCTATTTTTTCCGCTTTCTCTCTGTCGGTGCCCAGACCGTGGAATTTACCCGTTAAAGGGTTTTTATACTGGTAGTAGGTTTTTGCTGTGCGACGATCAAACCGGGCATACAGCCCGGAAATTGATACATTATTTTTTCGTGGCCTTGGTGACATCGCTAAGGATCTCCCGCAATATTTCGTCGTCGTCACTGTGAATTTCTGGTTCGACTCCCGTCGCTCCTGGTCCGATATAAATTGCTTGTTCGTCGATACACCAGCGATTTCCAATTTTAATCGGTCTCGGTTGTATGTATCCCAGTTTCCCGTGTTTCACCAGGCATGTGATTGTTATGGGGAAGTGCAATCTGCGAGCTTTCCAGTCCCGCAGCGGTATCAGACTTTGTTCACTCATAGCTATCACTCTCGATAGCCAGCTGCAATCATACGTGCGGCAGCTGGCGAATATTGAATCTCACGAATCAGCCAACCCTGGCAGGCGGCGAAGATGGCGGGCTCGGGTCATGGCCGTCGCCACATAACTACGGCTCCGGTTGACGACTTCGACCGTCACTTTCTGTTCGCCGATACGCACTGTGTAAATCGTCTGGGTGTAACGACGTCCATGCTCGCCATATTTCTCAAAATGGCATTTGAGCGCGGCGGCGCATGCTGGCCCGCCGATGCAGTCTCCCTTGCTACGGTTAATCAGACGCACTGGAGCCTTCCTGATGGTTGATCACGCTGAGGGCAAGCCCGGCGGCCATAGCCGGTAGTTCCTCATACTGATTGCAATATGCCGGGTTGGAACATAAGCCCTGCAGCGCTGCAATGGTCAGCTGTTGTAGGTAGGTAACCGACGATTGCTGAACGTTTGTTTCTGGTGCTGCCATGGGCTCGGCTTTAGGTTTTGCCATGACTGATGGCTGATCGAGTACAACCTGTTTTGGTGGTTCCGGGCGGCGGTATTCAACAATCGCATCGAGGGCAATTTTTTGGCGCACACTGATATCGTCGGACCAGCTATACAGCATCGTGGTTGCCACGTCGTGGATCTCCTCGTCGGAGAACTCAGGAGACAGGCAGAATTCCGTGGTTGTGATATCTGCCAGTAGAAGCGGGATAACATCAGAAACCCGCAGGCCGGTGCATGCCACCACGCCCTCTGCCTCTTCTTTCCCCATGATGTCGGCGCGTCCCGAAATAAGGTCATTAAGAGCATGCAAAATCGCAAAGTCGCGATCATTTGGTACTGGTGGCACTTCCTGTTTTTCGACTTCATTTGAGGAGGGGATATTTATCAGAGCATCAACAGAGAAGACGCCGCCGCCCAGGTTCTCCACACGTGGCTGTTCACTTTCTTGCTTTTCTGAGGCTGAGCTCTGAGCGAATGCCTCGTTGAGTTCTTTGTCGAGCTGCGCAGCTTTTGCCGGGCAAACTGCTGGTAGATCAGTTTTGACCGGTACAGTCGATTCGGTTTCATCATTTTCTTTTTTCTCAGCAGTAGTACGAGGTTTAGGGCGGCAGGCCATATCAACCGTTTTCTGGTCAGGGTTCGCATGGTCACGTTCAACCAGCTCGCGGTTGATGTATTCACGCAAGGCAACAGGATCCATCCAAATGTCCTCTGGAGCGGATTTAATCAGGGCGATAATGGCCGCACGGGAATAGTCCAGAATGCCTGGGGTACTGCGCAGTTTTTTCCACCACGCTGTGAAACGGGTGTCCTGTTCTGCTTCGGCCATGGCTTTCGCTGGAATCATGTATTTATTCGGGATCCAGTAAATGTCGATCTCGTCGTACATGCTCAGAATGGCAACAGCCACTTCGATACGCAGCGTAGAGAGGTTATGAACCAGGTCCGGGCTGCGGTCTGTCTTGTTACCACCGCCCAGCGTGGATCCGGTGTCTGTAAGGTTTTCTTCTGAGTTGGTGCTATCAGCCATAGGTCGCTTATCAACTGGGGTATCAATCCATTTAGCGATCTGCTTTTTGATGTCCGGCCACTGTGCAGAATCTTTTGTGTTTTCACGTACCCAGGCGAGCAACTGCTCTTGCCGTTCCGGCGCCAGGGCCAGTGATCGTGTTTCTTTGGATAGTGCTTCGGCAAGCTCGCGGGCAAAGCTGGGTTCATCATCGTTCTTCAGATCGACGATCTGGCCGTACTGCGCTGTAGTAATTCCCGGAACCGGCCCGAACAGTGCCAGACAAGCAGCTCGGGATGCCTGGTCGAGCTGCGCAACAGTTTTAATTTCTTCCAGAGTCTTGTTGTCCTCCCATTCTTCCTTTGCATCAGCTTCTGGCTGTGGCGCAGCAGCTGGTTCACCTGCATTCACATTCCAGATAGCAACGGTTTCGAAAAATTCAGGTGAGAAGACATCAAGCTCAGGGCACGGTAAGCCTTCACGGTGTTCCCAGATCTTCACTTTGAAGAAATCATCAATATGTTCTGGATGTTCTGCCGCCAGCTTGCCGAAAATAACGGCTTCAGCGATGGCTTTTGTAGCCGCATTAACAGCAGTGGCAAGAGGTTTTAAATCTTGATGTTTTTTTAACGCTTTATCTTTTGGGAAATAAGCACCGCCGAAAACTTTTAATTCAACAGACATAATTACCTCTTCGATTTTAGGAGAGTGATTTTTAGCGATATGGTTTTCGAATAACACGCTTTACATTTTTTAACGCGTTACGCCTTTCTCTTTTTTCATTGCATTGCTCACATAAATAAATCGTACGCTCAAAGGGGTATATGTCTGTTTTCCTTTCATGCATTTCCGATTTTTTATATTCGTGGCAGCAAACAGCGCAATGACAAATGATGTCATCCATATCAGTTAAGTTGTTGGCATTTGTGATCGTAATAAGACATGCCACAAGCGTTCTGCGCTTCTGCGAAGTTCACAGACAGCAAGCTAATGCGCTCAACTGCGCAAATCGGGCAATCAAATTCACCAAGCACGTAGCCACCATCAAGCACGACTGTTACAGGCCCTGAAGATGGCAAATGCACCACACCTGAAATGGCACCGTTAATATTAAAAGTGGCAATTTCTTTGTTTACGATAACAAGATTAAGTTCAACAGTTGTTACGCTTACTTTCATTTTAAGTTCCTTAGATCAGGGTGTGAAATTCCCTGCCGTTTAAGGCATGGGTTTTAATCGTATATAATTAAATGACAGTCAGGTTATTGCGTTTTTGTCAACGCTATTAACATTTAGAGTTCAGGGTTTCCTTTTTGAGCAAGAAAATAACAAAGTTGTCGAAGTTTTATTTCAAACCAGTTAAGGCGGACTGCCTGTTGCCGTGCTGGTTGGCGATTAAAGTCTGTCATAATGAATCCCCTATGAAGGTTATTAACAGCCATCTACAATTTTCGACTGCACATAACTGGAAGCACACTCCGCCAGCTAACAAACCAATCCCCATTAGTGAAAGGGTGGAATGTGCTTCCATGTAATGCGCCTGTCTTTTCACCACTTCAGGCTCGGTGGTATGCTGGAGTTCTCACACAGCCAGCAAGGAAATCTAATGAGCCAGTTTTATGTTCACGTTCGCTTATTTGAAGCCTCAGCCGAACAGACAAAAAAATTTGAAGAACTAATGCTTAACTTTCAGTACCAGAAAACAATCAAAGAATCTGACGACGAAAGCAGATTGATTCCTGAAGGGTACATTCTCAAAAGCACAATGAACTGCCAACAAATCGTCGATCAAACATTTGCGATTGCCAACAGTGCCGGAGTTAACGCAAATATCTTTGTCTGTAAATTTGATCAAAGCGCGCATTTACTTCCGTCAGCTGCCCTGGTTGGCAACGATTTCGTTCATCACGATCTGACGCCTAAGCCCATCAAGCTCGATTCTTAAAGCCTTAACCAATGTTTCATGGTAAATCACGTTCACCCCACCAGGCTCTGAGGTGAACTTGATTTTCCTTTCTGCCTCACTGAAGAAATCACCCATAGTGGCTGGCTGATTTTCAATGTTGATGGTGGCCTGAGCTACACAGGCTTCGATCCGCTCATTTATGAGTGTCAGTTGTCCCTCCAGCTCCGCCTTGCTTTCACGCAATTCACGCAGGCGACTTAATGAAAGGTGCTTGTCTGCAATCCACGCTGCTAACTGCTCGTCATTCAAACCGTTGGCAATGATCGTTGGTTCTTTTGGTGATTCCATTGCTACCTCCCTTGTTTACCCTTATCGCCGGGTAGGCGGAACGTTTACCTGTCGCACCTGTTGTGCTTCGATGAGTAGAGAATACAACAGAAAGTAGATGTGTCAACACTAAAAGTAGAAATTGAAGAGGTTGTTGCTACTTATGGTAGTGATTGAAGGCGTAAAAAAACCCGGCATGAGCCGGGTTCTTAGGGGGTTTTTTTACTTCTGCGGGGTATTGGCGTACTTCAGAAAGAAATCATATAGCTGCTTATACCGCATTTCGAAAGCAAGTAGCATGTTCTTGGCTTCAACACTTGGGAACTGCCGATACACACGAACCAGCCGCTTTTCGTCTTCGCTTAAATCCCTGAACTCCCCATCGCTGTCAGTGTCGGGTTCTGTCGCAGGGAAACCCGAAAACTCAGTTTCAGGAAGCTTAGTAGGCGCACTCTCACCTTCGCCGTAGTCAAGCCATGCCGCCTGGACATTTAGCCAGTCAGCTATCTTTTGCAGTTTCTCATCGCGTGGCTTAGCCGTGCCCAGCGTATAACGACGAGCCATTTCGTATGTGACATCGCAAGCCTGGCTTAAATCCTTTACGGAACGGCGCTGTCTGCGCATTTCTTCGGTCAGCCGGTTAGCGAAATCCTGATGTTTATTCGCTTTTTCTACCATAGGTAGAAGAGTAAGGCACGGCGCGTTCATAGTCATTTCTATTTTTCGTAGTTGTATTTTCTACTTTATGTAGTATATTGCAGTCATCGACTCATTCAGGAGAACACGATGACTACTTCATACAAGAACATAACGGAAAAGGCTGTGAGGTCGATTGGTTCGGTTTCGGCCGTCGCCCGCAAATTCAACTTTAAGTCCTCACAGTCAGTAGCAAACTGGATTATCCGAAACCGAGTTCCAAGTGAGCGAGTGATAAAGCTCTGTGAATTTGGCGGCTGGACTGTCACCCCGCATGAGTTACGTCCGGATTTGCATCCAACCCCTACCAGCGGAATTCCTGTTCAGGATATCCCACGTGCGCAGAAGGAGTCTGACTGATGGAAATCAAAAAACTAGCATGTGAGCTGGAGTCTTGGGCTCAGGAAAAGGGCTGGAAGACTGTCACGCAGCTGATAACCCCGCATCACTTCGGCGATCTGCTTCAGCCATTGGATAACGTGACGGATCCGGACGAATACGCGCGCCGGCTGCACAACAACAAGCAGATTATTCAGCGTGCGTTCCGCAACGATACGCCTAACTACCTGAAACAGGCTGAAGCCCTGAGCTATGCCATCCGTACCGCCATTGATAACGAACTGGCGCAGAAGGACTGCATGCACTACCGGGCGGCAAGGGTTAACAAAGAGTGTATCGAAGCCACCAATGCGGTGTTCACCGGCAAACCGCAACCGGTAATCCGCCGCGAGACCCTGGAAGCTATCGACGCGCTGGCGCAGATGGTCGGCGTCAAAGTGAAGCTGGTTTCAGCTTGTTCAAACGTAGCCTAGTTCAGCTGTATCGAGGTGTTCTATGAGCATGGAACTGATGGTTCAGGCGATGAAGGTCAAGGTAGGAAACCCGCTTCGTAAGCTGGTTCTGCTTAAGCTGGCCGATAACGCAAGTGACCAGGGCGAATGCTGGCCGAGCTATCAGCATATCGCTGATCAGTGTGAGATCAGCCGTCGTTCCGTCATGAATCATGTTGCCGCGCTTTGCGAGTCTGGACTGATGCGAAAAGAGACCAGATCGGGGCCGAAAGGCAATGGCAGCAATTTCTACCGACTAACCCTGAGCGGTGCAAATACCAGTGCGAGGGTAGTGCAGGAGATTCACCAGGATGGTGAAGCAAATTCACCAGGGGCTGGTGCAGGAAATTCACCAGATAGTGCAGCACGTTCACCAGGGGATAGTGAAGGAGATTCACCCAGAATCAGTCACTCTTCTGAACCAGTCAAAGAACCAGAAAATAATTCTCGTCCGGATGCTTCGCAGTCCTACGCGAAGATTTCAAAAGCAGAATTTTTAAATCGTCACCCGGAAGCAGTGGTTTGTAGCCCTGCGAAACGCCAGTGGGGTAGCCAGGAAGATTTGACCTGTGCGCAATGGATTTGGAGGCGCGTGCTGAAACTCTACGAGGAGGCCGCAACCTTTGACGGCGAGATCGTTCGTCCGAAAGAGCCGAACTGGACGGTCTGGGCGAATGACGTTCGTCTGATGCGCACCCTTGATGGCCGTAGCCACAAGCAAATTTGTGAAATGTTCAAGCGCGTTCAGAGCGATTCGTTTTGGGTTCGCCAGGTTAAATGCCCGGCCAAACTCCGCGAAAAATGGGATGACCTAATTATCCGTCTGTCGGCACCGGGCACCGGGCATCACCAGGCTGGTGGACGGGATATCAATCAGATCTCCCGTCCAGATAACACCGTTCCGCCAGGATTCAGGGGGTAAGCATGCAAAACGCAGGTTCCATTCTCGATCGCCTTCGCCGCGTAATACCGCAAGGCGTAGAACCCAAATTCAAGAACGCTGCAGAACTGATGGCCTGGCAGCGTGAGGAAGGGCAGAAACGTGCGGCCGAGGTGGACAAACTCAACCAGCAGGCACGAGCAGAGAAAATTTTCGGGCGATCCGGGATCCAGAACCTGCACCGCAGCTGCAGTTTCGCGAATTACACGGTGAACGGCGATGGCCAGCGCCATGCCCTGAGTATGGCAAAGAGTTATGCGCAAAATTTTGGAACCGGCTTTGCGAGCTTCGTTTTCACCGGCAAGCCCGGCACGGGGAAAAACCACCTCTCAGCGGCGATCGGAAATTATCTGCTGAAACAGGGGCGAACGGTTCTGATTGTGACCGTGCCGGACCTGACCCTGCGCGCCAGGGCCTGTTATGACGAAGGGCATTCTGAAGCCGCGCTGCTGGATGACCTATGCAAAGTGGATTTGCTGGTGCTCGACGAAGTAGGCATTCAGCGTGACAGCCGCGGTGAGAAAGTTTTGTTGAACCAGATTATCGATCGCCGCTTGGCCGCAATGCGCCCGGTTGGCGTTCTGACCAACCTGAATTACGACGCGCTGGTAGAAACCCTAGGTGAAAGGGTTATTGACCGCCTGCGCATGGATAACGGCATCTGGGTGAATTTTGACTGGGATAGCTTTCGCGGAAACGTTAGCCACCTGAGACCTGTTAAGTAAATTTTGAGGAGAAAATTATGGAATCAGTAATCGACGCACTGAAAGCAATGGGTAAAGCAACCTACCTCGATGTAGCAGCCCGCCTGGATATCGAGCCCGTAGAGGCACTGAAAATGCTTCGCGAGCAGAAGGAAGAGGGGTTGTGCGATTTCTTCGATGGGTCATGGTCGGTCGGTACCGCGAAGGAGCATAAGACGAAGCGTATCAGACCCAAACAGCCATCTCCGCTCGTGGAAAGGGTGCTGTCAGCAATGCAGGGGCAGGGGGCCATGACCGCTAATCAGGTTGCAGAAAAACTGGGTAAAGGTTCGCGAGCCCTGAATGCATCGCTTGGGGCGATGTGCAAGGACGGTCTGGTTCTGCGCCATGTGGACGGTAAAAACATCACCTGGAGCCTGGCGGGTGAACCGGCAAAACAGCCAGAGCAGCGGGAGCCCGCAGCAGCGGAAGCCAAGGCCGCACCGGCTCAGGAGAGCAAAACGCTGGAGGAAATTATTGGAGATATCCCTGCTTTCGCCAGCCGTCCGGATGATCTGATTATTCCGTCATCGCGCTATATCTCGACCGAAATCCGCCGTACTAAAGCGAAGCTGGCAAACCTGCAGCGTCTGCAGAGTGCCGTTCGCGAGCTGCGCCGTCATAAGCATCTGCTGGAGGGGATGGGGAATGACTGATTTACCGAAATGCCCTGAATGCGGAATGGCTCCTTCACTGAGGGTTCGTAGTCGGGGAATGAACTGGGGTTCGGCAGAGGTCCGCTGTTCGAACGGCTGTCCTGGTATACGCGCTGGGTTCGCGTTTCCGCCAGATCACGAGACAGAAGCGCGTAAAACCCTGTGTGAAAAATGGAAAAAGCTGGTGGAGGATAAAGCCCAATGAGCAAATCACCAATGAAATTCATGGTCCGTGCGTGGAATAAAGAGCTCAAAAATCCAGCGTGGGGCATGGGTAACCTTAAGCATCGCAAAGCTTGCGCCCGTAATTGGGCTGCTGTAACTGCCGCTGCTGCTGAGTCATGGCATGAGGTGATTGATTGTCAGGACGCGGCAGACGAAGCCGTAGCAGAAGACGTAAGCAACTGGGACGCCTAACTATGAGCATTCAACCGAAATACGGGATTTTATCCCCAGAGCAGCAGGCGATAGCCGAGGAGCTACTGAAAGACATGTCGACCTATCAACCCAACCGGCAGGAGCTACACGGTTTATCTCTTCCTATGCCGCTTCAGCACTATCACTTACCCGCTTCGGCGGGTTTTTATCGACGATATTTCTGATGTGAGTGTATTTTTTTTACCAAAAAGGTTTATTTTCTTTTTTGGTGTGGTAAAGTTAAGACATTAGATTATAAGCGCCCCATCAGACCCGCACTGAGCGAGTCTGTTAAAACCAACCAATCGAGGATTAAATCATGGCACTCACTGAATTCGGTAAGGCCGTCAGAAAAGCGAGGATAGATACTGGCAGCACACTTTTAACTATGTCCCAGGAACTGGATACAACCCCTGCGTTTCTCAGTGGTTTAGAAACTGGTAGCAAAAAAATACCTCAAAAATGGATTAAGAAGATTGATTCTTACTTCAAATCTAAGGGTATAGAACTTAAAGGGCTGCAGGAGCTTGCTGCGGTTGCGAACGATTCTGTTCCGGTAAATGGATTATCTCAGCAGCAGAAAATGCTGGTGGCGGGCTTTGCTAAGTCGCAATTCACACCAGAACAGTTAAAGAGCTTTGCAGATTTACTGCAAAAGATTAATAACAATGAGGGTTGATTATGTATCAGATGAGAGGAAACAGGGTGTCGCCGATGCAAGAAGAAGAAATAGCCTACAGAGCTATTAACTTCTGTAATGCTATTGGCCTAACAACCTCAAAGCGCAGAAGAAAGCGTTATGACATGTTTTTCGAAAGCCTGTCAATTTATGGGGTTACTCTCGATGTTATGGAAGATAAAGATTGGGAGGCCCTGACGTACGATCTTACAATCGGACATTGTGACCCCGCCTCTCTAACTATTACCGTGCCCAATAAGATTTATGTAAATGCCTGCCTAGGGGAAGAGCACGCTCTCGCTGTTATTTTCCATGAATTAGGGCATTTGCTCCTTGGGCACAAGCCAGTCTTACACTTCTCAGCTAAAGAACCAACCCGTGTTGAGGATGCTGAATGGCAAGCAGATACATTTGCAGATATCGCGCTGGAAGCGATTGGCGTAAGAACACAACAGATGTCATTCGACTTTTATATGTAAAAAGCCCTGCGCTAACAGGGCTTTCAGGGGCGGAAAGTGCGCTAACACGTTCCGTTGAGTATGGAGGCAATCCAGCCACGACACTCTTCTTAGACAGCCGAAGTGTAGTGGTTCTCCTAACAAAGTGCAACCTGTGTGGATTTACAGGTAAGCAGGGAAACCGAAGCTATGGCTATGGGCACCTGTCGCAAATGTGGTTGTCCGTGTGAGATCATTTTCCGCTACTCTGTTTGTGTAGATGGTGTGATGCGTCATGCGAAAAAAGGGAGACCTTTCCCGATTCCACTTTGCAGCTGCAGCGGAAAGCATGCAGCTTGAAATTAAGTACAAACAAACCCGCTTCGGCGGGTTTTTTTATGTCTAATGCCAGAAAACCTTTAACGTTTCGTGCTCTTAATCCATTGATCATTTTCCTTCATGGGGTTACTGTATAAATGTACAGTAACTATTCAGGAGGCATTATGTCGAATACATCTCCAGCGCTCGCTAACACAGAAACCCCTATGACGCTTGCCAGTCTTTGCCGCTTAGATGGCAAATACCGCGCAATCGAAATCTCGCCGGGCTTTGCTGTCGTAGACATAACCCGCGCCCCCCAGTCGGGTGATACTGTTGCGTTCTCGTTCTGCGGCGGCATGCAGTTTGCGAAAGTGCAGGGCGAGTCATTAATTACCCCAGATGGAGATTCGATAGAAGGTGACGCACTGGACGATGTGCGGGTGGCAGGAGTGGTTATCTTTTTGATTAAAGAAATCAACAACGACGAAATGCCAACAATTTAGCCTCCGACATTTCCCTCACGCAGTTGAAGCGACTACCGATCGGTGACATAGATGATCTAAGCAACCTATTAGACATCAGGCTAAGCGGAACCGTTAATGAGGTGAGTGTGAAGGGAGAAAAAGGTCGGCCCCGATTCCTCGGGGGATAGCTGAATTGAATAGGATTTTTCGTTATGAATGAGCAAGAATTAATTGCCGCCGTTCGCCCTGTTGGACGTTATGAAGTGGTGAGCCAGGAGGATGGCTCATTTGTTGTTATCCCTGTGCCTGCTGAAGCAATGCTGATTACCCGGGAAGCACTGCGACAATGGCTTGAGCGCTTCCGCAACCCTGACAACTGATTTATAATAATCAAACTGGCCTGAACAACCAGCACCTGTCGCACCATCACCGGAGAAAAGTGATGGCGCAAAGAACTACACTGAATTCCCCTCACCGCACGATTACGCGCGGTATTTCCGCTTATGCTGGTGGTCCAGCATGAAGAAAGCAGATAGCCTCCATCTTTCACGTGTGGCCGCGCTTGGCTGCATCGTGTGCAGAAATCAGAACCTGGGCGAAACGCCTGCGGAAATCCACCACATCCGAACCGGGCAGGGCGCAAGCCAGCGCGCTGACCATCGAAAATCTATTCCCCTGTGCCATATGCATCATCGCAACGGCGGTTATGGTGTGGCGATTCATGCTGGCCGCCGCGCCTGGGAAATGAAGCACGGAACTGAAACAGAACTGCTGGTGCAGGTGCTCTATCTGCTGGGTGAGGGCACCGATGCCTAAATACATCATTACCCCAGTCGGAAAACCTCGCATGACCCGCCGTGATAAATGGAAACAGCGGCCGCCGGTGATGCGCTATCGCCTGTTTTGCGATGAAGTCCGCCTTCATGGAATCCGGGTGCCGGAGAACGGCGCCCATATCACCTTCGTTTTGCCGATGCCGCAGAGCTGGAGCAAGAAAAAGCGCGCGTCTATGTACGGCCAGCCCCACCAGCAAAAACCCGATCTGGACAACTTAACAAAATCTTTGTTGGACGCCTTGTTTGAGGATGACTCCCACATTTGGGACGCCCGGACATCAAAAGTATGGGGCGAAACCGGAATGATAATTATCGAGGACATGAAATGACGCCACGCCAGAAACGCCAGTATCTTGAAGGGCTGGGAAAAACAGCAATGGCGCCACGCAAGAGCTGGCTCGGGAAAAGTATTCTCCTGACTGATATCCAGTCCGGGTGGATTAAATCGCTGCTAACAGTGTGGGGGGAATCTGTGCGCGGCGGAACGGCCCCGGCCAAACCGTGCGGCCATTCGTGCTGGAACGTGATAAGCGGAAAAAACTGGTCTGATAAAGCGCTTGAGCGATTTACAGCGGCGTTGAACCAGGCGAGAGAAGAAGGATTTCGCGGGGAGCTGGCGCTAAAACGGGCTCGCGCAATTCTTTGGCCTGAGCCGCCGACCAGCATTATTGACGAGGCTATTAGCAGTGATGACGGTGAATTTATGGAGGGCGTAGTGCTGCAGGCGTTTGACTTGAATGATCCGGTTTACATCGTTGGCCGCCAGTATTACACCACGAGGAAAAAAATCTCTGACATCACCAGAGAACTGCAGAGCCTGGCACCATGGCTTACGGATAACGAGGCCAGAAAGCGGGTGCGCTGGTGCCTGGAGATATTCAGGGCGAAGGTGTTTCTGTCAGCGAGGAGCTGCCTGAAAGAAAATTCATGATCACATGCGAATTAGCAAAAAGTGCTATTTATGCGGAATGATGTTGAAAACGGGCCAGAAAATTAGATAATCCATTCATGCTTGGCAGAGCTGCGCCACGATGGCAGCGATGTAAAGCGACAATTTGAAAAAACTTTAAACCCCGCCTGCCGGGGTTTTTTGTTATCCGGCGATACGACAGGGGTATTCGCGAAGGTGCACTGCACCAGTACCCCTGTCATATCATCGGTACCTTCAGAATCTTTTATCGTCTCCTACTCCTTGTCTGTCAGAATGAGATCCCCTAAAGAGTTTTTAGGGAAATTTGGATATTCATTTTTATAATTTAATAGGCCAGGTTTCGTTTGAATTTTTATTGTCCTGAGCACCATCGTTTTTACTTCACTGCTCGGTATGTAAATTTTCTCTTTGTGAGATAGTTTTTCATTTTCAACCTTTATTCCAACAATGCTACCATTATATATTCTTATGATTGCATATTCAGAGTTTTGATATTTGAAAACATTAAATGCCGCCTCTGTGGATGCACGGGAAATCCCAACTGTTGTTGACATGCTTATTGCAAAGAGACATCCAATCCCTGCTAGCACCGGTTGTGATAGTGCATCTTTATTTGCTAGGTAAGTATAGGTTAAATGAAGAATAAAAAACCCCATGCATATCACTAAGGTCGTTATCAGGTTGGCATATATCATTTTAGCTGTCATAGGCGATGACAAGACAATGATAAGAAGAATGTAGACGATGATCTGAATGAGTTTTTGAGAATCACTAGTTTTTGTTTGCTTGAACACTGTAGCGAAAACAAGAGCGACAAGGAAATAAGAGAGGACATTTATTATCCCATTGTAGATTGCTCGTACATCTACTTGAATATATTCCGTGTCGAAAGAAAAATATATCGCATACCCAAGTTCATATGAAAGAGCTACGCCATACCCTAGAAGAGTAAAAAAAAGAAGCACCAAGCCTTCTTTTTTTAAAAACTGCGACAAAAATGTATTCACATCCACCTCCTGTAAAATTATTCATATTTTAAAGGATTTCTTTAATTAACACCCGCTTTAATTGCGAGGTGAGAGATTATGAAAATGCCACACAATCCAAACAACTGGCCTGACTGGCTCGAACTCTTTCAGAGCTGGTGGCGTGGAGAAACGCCGCTGGGTGCCGTACTGATGGCATTCATCATGGCCGCGCTTCGAATCGCATATACGGGTGGAGGCTGGAAAAAGATACTTCTCGAAGGTCTTCTGTGCGGGGCGCTGACCCTGACGGTCGCCTCTGGGCTGGAATATATGGAATGGCCTAAATCGCTGTCGATTGGCATTGGCGGTGGTATTGGCTTTATCGGTGTTGAGCAGTTCCGCCGTTTGCTGCTTGGCATATTAAACACCCGACTGGGAGGTGGTAATGCAGCAAAATGATTTACGCTGGCTGGTTGAAGGCCGCAAGTATATAGGGCAGATGGAAATAAAAGGTCCACGTCACAACCCGTTAATTCTCCAGTTCTGGAAGGACATTAAACGAGGCGGGATCAAAGATGACGAAACGCCCTGGTGCGCGGCTTACGTCGGTTCAATGCTCGAACGTGTTGGCATCCGGTCAACCCGATTCGAATCCGCAAAATCATACTTCAGTTGGGGAGTACAGCTTCGCGAACCAGCTTACGGATGCATTGTTGTATTCAGTCGCAACGGCGGCGGGCATGTGGGGTTTGTCGTTGGACAGGCAGATAACGGCGATTTAATGGTGCTGGGCGGCAATCAATCGGATGCCATCAACATTCGCGCTTTTTCCCGTTCCCGCGTCACCGGCTATCGCTGGCCTGTTAACGAACCTCTGGACAGCAGGCCATTGCCGGTGATGAGTGCAGCCAGTTCGGTAAAAGAATCATGATCCCGTTACTTCCTGCAACGCTGAAATCGTCATGGCGCGAGTGGGCAGTGATGCTAATTGTGGTTGCCGCGGTGGTGATAATTGCAATCCTCACCATCAGGCTGGCGCACACCCAGGCAGATAACCGCGTTCTGGCATCAGATAACCAGCTGCAGGGGCAGGTTATCGCGACGCAGGCGTTCAACTTTAACCGGTTCAATCAAGTCGCTGAGCATGCTAACAGGCTTAACTCCCTGATTGACACCAGCACTGAAGATACCGTCATCAAATACCGGGAGATTCTCCGACGTGAAAAAACCTGCGATCTGCCTGTTCCTGCTGATGTCGCTGGTGGGCTGCTCGAATACGCGCACCGTTTACGTTCCAGCGCAATGCACACCGATACCGGCAGATCTAACGAAACCGATGATCGTGCCCCTGCCACCAGCTCAATGACTTACTGCCAGGCTGTTTTGTGGATTAAGCCGCTGCTGGCCGTAATCGAGAAGGGAAACAATAGTTTTTTGGCAATTCGTCAAATTGAACATACTAGGAGATAGCTCTTAACGAATCTTGAAGAAAAAAAACCTTACATTGTGCATTGATATCGTATCTTTAATCCCCATCTAAAGATTGCCGCAGAGAGGCTGTGGTGTAAGGAGAAAATAATATGTTAGAGAGCTACTTTGGTCCTCGACCGTCAGAGGATGAAAAAAAACGTCTTTTAGCTGTTCAGGCTGCGTTAGAAATAATCAAAGCATCGGCAAGCTCCGCCAGTGATAGCGGCGGTATGTATAATGACATTCGTTTTGCCTCTGAAAAACTCGAAGAGTTAGTTGATTCTATCCAGGCTGCACTAGAGCTTGAAGAAGACTAACACTTGCTTTCATCGCAACAAAAACCGCCCACAGGCGGTTTATTTTTACTAAAAAGCTAGTTAGTTGGCTGCTAGGTCATGTTCATCCTTGTCAGCAGCTAAGGCATTCATCACTCCGAGGTGGGGAGAGGCATTGCAGCAGACATTCACTGAGTGCCTGCGATAATGATTAACAGTCTGTTTTATGAGATATTTAACTTCCATTTTTTTATGAGTGTTAAATATGAGTGAAGAAAAATATTACGATTATCTCGTGCTTGGAGGTGATCATCACGGAGAAGTTTTTACCCAGTACCATACGCGCATTCTTGAAGTTCCATTAAAAGATCATTCAATGGCTAAGTTCTACTCTCCTGACGTACCAGCTGAGACAACCGTACATAAGGTTGTGAGTTACAAAGTCATTGAGCATATTCGAGATGATAAAAAGCACTTCTTTATCGCTACGAATGATGACCTTAGCAATTTTGATGTTGAAGCCGAAATCAAGAAAGCACGCATTTCCCCTGTTAACTGAAAAACCTTACGATAACTCAACCGCCTTCGGGCGGTTTTTTTCACCTTAGACAATGACCCAAACCATTATCTATATTGCCAGCGGCCCGTCGCTGATGGCGAGCGACTGCTTGCGCGCCATTAATTCAAATCTTCCAGTTATCGCTGTTAACAATAGTTGGGCTGCTGTTCCAGGCTGTCAGCATATTTACGCTGCAGACTGTTGCTGGTGGGAAGAATACGGCGCAGGGATAACATTAGGCGGCAGGGTGGTTTGCTCTGGCCTGATTAAGCTAGGCAGATAAAAAAGACGTCCGCAAGGACGTCTTGAGTAGTTTATTTGCCGTTCGGATATGGATCTGCTGCGGCATCACCCTGGCCACTCAATGAAGTCCAGGTGAATTTGGTATGTTTAATAGGGAAGTCTTTCTTATTGCTGTTCGGACATACCTGGATAGAGGTATTGGATGGCTTGGTGATTTCGAGACCACAGTCGTCGCAGCGGTAAGTGCCGGAAGAGGTGTCGCTTCCGTTAGGGATGCCAGTTTTGTGCATAGTCAAATTTTCCAAAAAAGAGCGCCACAACATTGTGACCTTATTGACCTTGTGGTTACTTGGCGTGTTTTCAAGTTAACTAATTGAAAATATTGGTGATGCAGCTCACATTTCTTGGGTCCTCCTGGCGATCCTTAACACCGAGGGGGCGAGGACACGCGGGAAAAGCCAAATTTTTGCATTTTTATCGACCATCACCACCACTTCAATTCATTGAAACATCGGGATAAAAATTTTTCCGGTGTCGATTCTGTTTGTTTTTTGTTCATCACTGGAGCCATTCATGGATCATGAATTAAAGCGACTGCAGCTTAACGTCAGCCAGCTGGCGGCCTTGTCCGGTGTGCATCGCCAGACTGTGTCAGCCAGGCTAAAAAATGTCCGTCCTGCAGGTGGCAACGACAGCAACCTGAAGTTGTATGGCCTGACGGATGTCCTTGCTGAGCTGATGAAAATGCCTGCCCCGGTAGCTGAAGGAGAAATGGAGCCTCAGGACCGTAAAGCCTGGTATCAGTCAGAGCGTGAAAGGCTGAAGTTTGAACAGGAAGTAGGGGAACTTATTCCCGCTTCAGATGTTGCACGTGAGTTTGCCGAAATGGCGAAGGCCATGATTCAGGTTCTTGAGACGTTGCCGGATATTCTTGAGCGCGATTGTGCGCTTAATCCTGCAACGGTTTCCCGCGTCCAGTCGATTATTGACGATCTCCGCGATGAAATTGCCCGGCGGGTCATGAGTGACGAAGAAAAAGCAGAGGAGGATATCTTGGAGGAGGAATAATGTCGGCACTGGCGACCGCCCTCACATTGAAACGTGACACCGGACACCTGATTAAAGCGCCACGCAGAATGCCTGTATCAGTGGCGGTAGCAAAATATATGCGTGTCCCCACCTCCGGAGGTAATTCCGTCCCCTGGGATCCGATGGTGGCGCCTTATGTTCTGGAGCCTATGGACTGCCTGGCATCCCGTGAATACGACGCCGTGATATTCGTCGGACCTGCCCGAACGGGTAAAACAAATGGTCTGATTGACGGATGGGTGGTTTACAACATCGTCTGTGATCCGTCCGATATGCTGCTGGTGCAAATGACACAGGATAAGGCACAGGAGCACTCAAAAAAGCGTCTTGCCCGAACATTTCGCTGCAGTCCGGAGGTCAGAAAAAACCTGAGCCCCCGGCGTAATGACAACAACGTTCACGATAAGTATTTCCTTTCAGGTAGCTTCCTGAAAATTGGGTGGCCATCCATCAATGTCATGTCGTCATCAGATTTTAAGTGTGTGGCGCTGACGGATTATGACCGATTCCCTGAGGATATTGATGGCGAGGGCGACGGCTTCTCACTGGCCTCCAAACGTACAACCACCTTCATGTCCGCCGGGATGACGCTTGTAGAGAGTTCTCCGGGGCGTGATATTCGTGACAGCAAATGGCGCCGCAAGTCACCTCATGAAGCTCCACCGACGACCGGTATTCTTTCCCTGTACAACCGTGGCGATCGCCGGCGCTGGTACTGGCCGTGTCCGCACTGCGGTGAATATTTTCAGCCTGCTATGGAGTCCATGACCGGCTACCGTGATGAACCGGATCCGGTTAAAGCCAGTGAGGCGGCACACCTGCTTTGCCCGCACTGCAGCGGCATTATCACTGCGGATAAAAAGCGCGAGCTTAACGGCGCAGGAGTCTGGTTGCGGGAAGGGCAGAGTATTGACCGTGACGGCAATGTATCCGGCGAACCGCGGCGATCGCGCATAGCCAGTTTCTGGATGGAAGGACCCGCAGCCGCTTATCAGACCTGGGCGCAGCTGGTGTACAAGCTGCTGGCAGCTGAGCAGGAGTATGAGGCCACTGGCAGCGAAGAAACCCTCAAGGCGGTAATCAATACCGACTGGGGGCTACCATACCTGCCGCGCGCAGCCAGCGAACAGCGGCGCGCCGATGTGCTGATGCAGCGGGCGGAGGATTACGGTAAGCGCCTGGTCCCGCCTAAGGTGCGTTTCCTGCTGGCGGCCGTTGACGTCCAGGGCGGCAAAAAGCGCCGTTTCGTCGTGCAGATTATCGGTTATGGCGAAAACGGTGAACGCTGGCTGGTGGATCGCTACAACATCCGCCAGTCGCTCCGCTGCAATGAGCATGGCGAGGCGGAGCCGATCCACCCGGGCGCGTATCCGGAGGACTGGCAGCTGCTGGTCTCTGATGTGCTGGAAAAAACCTATGCGCTGCAGTCTGACCCGGCGCGGCGTATGCCGGTGCTGGCGATGGCCGTCGACAGCGGCGGTGAAGAAGGCGTGACGGACAACGCGTATAAATTCTGGCGACAGTGTCGGCGTGACGGCCTGGGTAAACGTGTTTACCTGGTCAAGGGCGACAGCACAAAGCGTCAGAAAATCATTACCAAAACCCACCCGAATAATACCGAACGCAGCGACCGTCGCGCCGACGCGCGCGGCGAGGTGCCGGTGTATCTGCTTCAGACTGACCTGCTTAAGGACCAGCTCAGCAACAACCTGGACCGCGAAACCCCCGGTGGCGGATACATCCATTTTCCTGACTGGCTGGGGGAGTGGTTCTACGAGGAACTGACCTATGAAGAACGCGGTGTTGATGGCAAATGGCGAAAACCCGGCAAGGGCGCCAACGAAGCCTTTGACCTGTTCTGCTATGCCCACGCCGTGGCGGTCCTGCGCGGTTACGAAAAAATTCGCGACTGGGAAAAACCGCCGGCATGGGCTGAGCCACAGGATCTCAATCCAAATATTCATGAAGGGGAATGCCCCCGGGAGATAACCGTGAAAAAAACAAAACCTGTTCAGTCGCCTGTCCAGGCTGAACCTGAAAAGGATACAGCCCTCTCCGGCAGTTGGCTCGGGTCTTCCGGTAAGGGAGGCTGGTTGTAGTGACGAAAGATGATATCTGGAAAACGCTGCTGATGGTGCGTCAGGCCTACCAGGACTCGCTGGACGGCAAGAGCATTTCTTTCACTGGCGTGAATGGTCGCGCCATTACCAACCACGATCCGAAAGCGTTGCGCGACGAGCTTGATTACTGGGAGCGGCGCTGGCGGGCGGTCAACCGCCGCGGCGGTTCGTACAAACTCGCTAACTTTCTGTAAGGCGTTCTATGGGCATTCTTGAAAGAACACTGGGGGCTATTTCCCCCGGGTGGGCTGCGGCACGCGCGCGGGACCGTCTCCGGCTTAATGCTTATGAAGCGGCAAACCCGTCGCGCCTGCACAAGGCGAAAAAACAAAGCCAGTCAGCGGACACCTCAGTGTTTGCTGCAGGCCAGTCCCTGCGGGAGCAGGCCCGCTGGCTCGACGAAAACCACGATCTGGTGATCGGCCTGTTCGACAAAATGGAAGACCGGGTTATCGGTGCCCACGGTATCCATGTTGAGCCCCAGCCCCTCGATCTGGAGGGAAACCTCCATTCCGATTTCGCCGGGCAGCTTTCGGCGCTCTGGGCGGAGTGGTCCGTGCGTCCTGAAGTGACCGGCATGTTTACCCGTCCGGAAGCCGAGCGCCTGCTGTTGCGTTCTGCGCTGCGTGACGGGGAAGTGTTCACGCAATTGGTAAGGGGGAATGTGCCGGGCCTGCAGCATTCCACCTCGGTACCGTTCTCGCTGGAAATGCTGGAGGCGGATTTTGTGCCGTTCAACCTCAACAGCACAGCCGGCCAGCAGGTTCGCCAGGGCATCATCGTGAACGACTGGGGGCGTCCCGTCGGCTACCGCGTGTACAAATATCATCCGGCGAACATGACGCGGTTCAGCGCGGAACTTAAAACCGTCTCTGCTGACAACATGCTTCACCTGGCGCAGCGCAAGCGACTGCACCAGCTGCGGGGTATCAGCCTGATCCACGGAGTTATTACCCGTCTTTCGGACATCAAGGATTATGAAGAGAGCGAGCGCGTGGCCGCCCGTATTGCCGCTGCACTGGGCTTTTACATAAGGCGCGGGGATGCACAGTCACTTGGTGATGACGGTGAGTTTTCAACCCCCGGCGGGCAGCGTCACTTCGATATCGCGCCGGGCATGATTTATGACGAACTCCGCCCCGGCGAAGACCTTGGCATGGTGGAGTCAAACCGGCCGAACGTTCATCTCTACGAATTTCGAAACGGGCAGATGCGGGCCGTGGCCGCCGGTACGCGCGGCAGTTATTCCAGCATTGCCCGGGACTATAACGGCACCTACAGCTCCCAGCGTCAGGAACTGGTGGAGAGCTTCGAAGGGTACAACGTCCTCCAGCAGTGGTTTGTCGGCCAGCACAGCCGGCCCGTTTACCGCGCATGGCTGGCGATGGCGTTGCTGAGCGGCGTTGAAGTCCCGCCGGATGTGGATCCGAATTCTCTCTATAACGCACTTTATCTCGGGCCGGTGATGCCGTGGATTGATCCGGGCAAAGAGGCGAACGCCTGGAAAGCCATTGTGCGTGGCGGCGCGGGGACCGAAGCGGAATGGGCGCGGGCCAGGGGGAAAAATCCTCAGGAGGTTAAGCGCCAGCGACTGCGTGAAACTGAATTTAACCGTAAACACGGGCTGGTGTTTGATTCCGACGCCGCCAACGACAAAGGAGCGATGCCAGATGCAACGGCAAAACCAGACGATAAACGGCGTGAGCCGGACGATGATGATTAACCCCCGCGCCAGCCTGGCCGGTGTCGATGCGGCCAACGGTCAGTGCTGGTACGAAATCCGCGCGCTGGCTGCCGGACGGGTCGAAATCTTCCTTTATGACGTGATCGGCGGCTGGGGCATTACTGCCCAGCAGTTCGTCACTGACTGTAAAGAGGCGGGGGTGTTTGAGGCCAGCGCGGTGGATCTGCATATCCACAGTCCCGGCGGCGATGTCATGCAGGGCTTTGCCATCTACAACACCCTGTCTCGGCTGAAAGCGAAGATCGATATCTGGGTGGACGGCGTGGCGGCCAGCATGGCCTCAATGATTGTCTGCCTGCCGGGCGCCACGGTGCACATGCCGGAAAACGCCTGGATTATGGTTCACAAACCATGGGGCGGTATAGCCGGGGATTCTGACGACATGCGCGATTACGCCGCATGGCTTGATCGTAACGAAGCCCTGATGCTCAGCGCCTACATGAACAAAACCGGACTGGAGCAGGAAGAGCTGGAAGCGATGCTGAAAGCGGAGACCTGGCTTAACGGTGCCGAAGCGGTGGAAAAAGGTTTCGCCGACACGCTTGAACCTGAACTGCAGGCCGCGGCCTGTGTGAATGAAAATAAACTGAAGGATTACCAGAATATGCCAGAACAGATTAAATCTCTTTTCACGCCGCGCGCCGAAGCTCCGGTGAATCAGCCACCGCAACCTGCTCCGGTACAGGCAAACCTTAACCCGCCAGCGCCACAACAGCCTGCACCGCAGATGACAAATATCGATATCACCGCGCTGGCCCAGCAGTTGCAGCAGCAGATGCAGACGGCGAACGCAGAGCGTGTGAATTCCGTCTCAGCCGTATTTGAGGCGTTCCCGGCCTTCGCGACGCTGAAGGCTGAATGTCTGGCCGACTTCACCTGCAACGCTGAAAAAGCCCGCGATAAACTGCTGCAGGCGCTGGCGGCGGGCACCACTCCGAGCGCTGGTCCGGGCGCGATTCATCTTTATGCCGGTAACGGCAATCTGGTCGGTGATTCCATTCGCGCTGCAGTAATGACCCGAGCGGGCTATGCGCAAGCCGAAAATGATAATGCTTACAACGGTTACACCCTGCGCGAACTGGCACGCGCCTCCCTTGTTGATCGCGGTATCGGTATCTCCGGCGCTGGCACGGCACAGGCGATGGTCGGGCTGGCGTTCACCCACAGCAGCAGCGATTTCGGCAATATCCTGATGGATGTGGCACACAAAGCGGCTCTGATGGGCTGGGAGGAAGCCACCGAAACCTTTGAACAGTGGACCCGTAAGGGCACGCTGACCGATTTCAAAACCGCGCACCGCGTAGGTCTGGAATCACTGGCATCGCTTCGCAAGGTTCGAGCCGGGGCAGAATATAAATATGTCACCATCAAGGATCGCGGCGAGCCAATTGCCCTGGCGACCTACGGAGAACTTTTCAGCATCGACCGGCAGACCATCATCAACGATGACCTGGACATGCTGACCCGTATCCCACAGGCAATGGGGCTTGCTGCGCGTGCCACCGTGGGCGATCTCGTTTGGGCGGTGCTGACCAGCAACCCGAAAATGTCCGATGGTAAGCCGTTATTCCACGCCGATCACGGCAACCTTGTATCCGCCGATCTGAGTATCGAAGGCCTGGATACGGCGCGTAAGGCGATGCTGCTGCAAAAATCGGGCGATCGCCGTCTGAATATTCGCCCGGCCTTTATGCTCACGCCAGTGGCAATTGAGTCACGGGCAAACCAGTTGATCAAATCAGCAAGCGTGCCGGGCGCGGATGCCAACAGCGGTATCGTGAACCCGATCCAGAACTTTGTGACGGTGGCCTCTGAGGCTCGCCTGGATGACAGCAGCCCGACGGATTACTACCTGACCGCTGCACAGGGACGCGACACCATTGAGGTGGCATATCTCGACGGCATCGACACCCCGTATCTGGAGCAGCAGCAGGGCTTCACCGTTGACGGCGCTGCGTTTAAGGTGCGTATCGATGCCGGGGTTGCACCGCTTGACTGGCGCGGCATGGTTAAAGTCACCAAAAAATAACGACCGTCTTCTGACGGTTTTTTTATATCCGGGGCGGCGCGTGCTGCTCCTTTTTTGTCTGGAGAGAAAAATGGCGAAAAAATATCAGCAGGACGGCAACACCCTTGATTTTCAGAATACCGGTGTGACCGATATTCATTCGGGGGATGCTGTGCTTTCGGGGGCGCTGGTGGGCGTCGCTCATGATGACATTCCGGCAGGGTTGTGGGGCGTGCTGCATACTACCGGCGTGTTCACTCTGCCAAAGGCTGCGGAAGCGGTCACTGTTGGTCAGAAGCTTTATCTGGCAGACGGTAAACTGACGGTGGAAGAGGGTGAGGCGGCTGCACCGAATCCCCTGGCAGGTACGGCATGGGCAGACGCCGCGGCTGATGTCGATGCCGTTCCGGTACGGCTGGGTTATTGATGAACCGCTTTCGCCAGCGCCTGTTAAACGCGGATGCCCGGATCTCCCGGGCATTTGCCGAAGAGATTCCGGCAGTCCTCTCCATCGGCAGTGAGTTGCGTCCTGTCACCGTGATTTTTGAGACGCCAGACGCACCCGTGGACGTACCGGGCGGAGGTCAGATTCAGGATCGGGCCCCGGCGTTCAGCGCGATGACTGCCGATATCGCGGGGCTTGAGAAGCACCACGAGGTGGAAATTAACGGTACCACTTACCGCGTAACGCACGTTGGCGCAGATGAAGAAGGCCGCACTCGCGTCACCCTGGCTTATGGTGCACCAGGCAAACCGCAGCCGGAAATCAACAAGTGGAGCTGATATGGCACGTGAGTCCAGACTGCGACGGGACCTGCCCGTCGATATCGATGTGGATGCCATCTGGCGGATAGCGGAACAGATCGGAGCCACCCAGAAACAGTTTCGGGCAGCATATTCCCGCGCGCTGAGGCGTACGGCGACCACCCTGCGCAAGAAAGCCGTTGCTGACATGAAGGACGGCCTGGCGCCGCGCAGTCTGGACCTGGTGCGCCGGCGCCTGCTTTCCTTTCGTCTTGATCGTGCTTCACAGTCAAAACTGGATAACTTTCGTCTCTGGTTCGGCCTGAATGCCATCAAGGTGAAAGACCTTAAAGGCCGGATAAACGGCCGGGTGAGGCCTCACCATACCCGGCGGGATAAATCCACAGGGCGGTTTATTAAAGCGCGGCGCCAGGCGGAAAACGCCGGATTTACGCCTAAGGGCAGTCTGCTTTCTGCACGCACGTTTGAAAACGGTGAGGTGACTCGCTCCCGCAGGGAGAACAGGCGGACGGTGGTTATTCGCGATCCGGATACCCGGCGGACCCGCGAAGCGGAAGTCGATATTTATGAGCCGATGCTGAACTACATCGAAGATAACGCCTTTGCCGAGGCGATGGAGATTTTTATGCATCATTTTGAAACCGATCTGCGCGGGCGCGTGAAAGCCCGAATATCTGTCTGAGGTGGACCATGGCTGAGCCATTACTGCTGGGGCAGTATCACGATGCGGTCACCGGCGCGCTGAAAAACATTGCGTGGGTACGCGACGCCGATGCCTACCCGGAAAAAAACGTGCCCCGCTTTACCGGGCTGACCACTCCGGCGGTGTATTTCTCCATTAATGGCTGGGAGCAGGACGGAGGTAACGAAGGGCAGCTCAACGTCACCCTGTCCTGCGATTTGTATGTGGTGGTGGATGCGGCTGGCGCGGGCGTCAGCAGGCCGGAAATTTTCCTGCGTACGGCGGCCGCCGATATCACCCAGTGGATTGACGGCCAGCTGTTCGGCCTGACCAGTCTGGCGCCCGCCGTGTTTATCGATGCATCACGTGATGAGTTTGATCCGCGCATGGACGATTACCTGGTGTGGCGCATTTCCTTCACACAGTCAGCGGCATTTGGTACGGATCCGTTTGCGCAGATCAATGCCCCGCTGAATGCCGTCTGGCTCGGTAAGGCACCAGATATCGGCCGGGCACATGTGGACGATTATCAGCTGATTTACGAGGCGAAACCCGATGAGTGATATCGAGGGCGATTTACAGCGCCGCCTGGCAAACATTGTCCGGCGCGGGGTTATTCATTCCGTTAAGCATGACGGTATACCGAAATGCCGGGTGGACCTGGGCGACATCACCACCACCTGGCTGCCGCTCTGCCAGGGCTTTTCGGGGACTAACCGTGCTGACTCCAATCCGTATGCGGTCGGGGATGCGGTCACGGTACTGTCGGAGGCGGGCGAGCTCAATAATGGTCGGGTGTTTCCCGGCTGGAATACCGGCGGTCTGCCGGTACCGGAAGGCAGCGGCAGCGAGCATATCACCCGCTACGGAGACGGTACCGAGATCCGCTATGACCGTGCCGCGCATGCCCTGACCATCACCCTGGCGGAAGGCGGTACCTACAAAATTATCGGGAAAGGCACGCTCGACGGTCCGGTGGAAATCACCAATACCCTGACTGTACAGGGGAAAACGCAGATAAACGCCGACACGAACGTGGCCGGAAATATCGGTGCGACCCAGGAGATTTCGGACGGTACCGGGAAAATGAGCGGGATCCGTCAGACGTTCAATAACCATGATCACCGGGGAGACAGTGGTGGCATGACCGGGAAACCTAATCAGAAAATGTGACCTGCATCAGCAGGTTTTTTTATGCCTGGAGAAAATTAATGTCGAATTTACATGGTGTGGAAACGATCGAACTGACATCCGGCACGGTCGCGGTCATGACGATCCAGACGGCCATTATCGGCCTGGTGGGCACTGCGCCTGATGCCTCTGCCGGTACGCCAGCCAGTGCCAGCACGGGGACGCCAATCCTGGATAACGTTGTGGATTTTGCCGCGAAAATTGCCGGCAGGGCAGGAAACGTGGTGGTGGTTGAAGCTGTAGCCGGTATTCCCGATGCGGGGGATCCAGCGGAGGTGGGAACTTCCGCCATCTGGGATGCTACGGGGCTTAAGCTGACCATCACGCTTGGCTGTGATGAAGCTGGCAAGCTGACGGCTACTCCCGCAACTGTTGTTGCTGCCGTGAGGGCAGTCGCAGACGTGAAAGTAACCGCAACGGGGGACGGTAGCGGTATTGTCTTACCGTTCAGTCTGCAGCTCGCTGGTGGCGAGGATGAGCCATTCCCCCTGAATACCCCGGTTGCAATTGTCGGTACCTCGATGCTCTCGCGTCTTGGGGACAAAGGCACGCTTAAGCAGGCGTTGACGGAAATCAACGACCAGCGAAATGCCCTGACCGTGGTAGTGCGTGTGGCGGAGGGGGCAGATGAAGCTGAGAAACGTGCAGCGGTGCTGGCCGGGATTGGCGCGCTGTCGTCGGCAAAATCCGTGACAACGTACCAGCCACGTATCGTCATCGCACCGGGATTCAGTGAGGATGATGCGGTAGGCAAGGCGCTGGAAACCGTTGCCGGCAAGCTGCGGGCTGTGGCGTATGTTGACTGTGAGTCCGGTGCCACGCTGCAGGAGGTTGTGCAGCGTCGCCAGTCTTATGGTACCCGCACCGAGCTGCTGCGTCCGCGTGTGCAGGTCAGCAACGCTGACGGTCAACTTGTCTATCGTCCGTATTCTGCGTTTGCGGCGGGGCTGCGTGCCCGTATCGACTTTGAGAAGGGCTGGTGGTGGAGTAAATCCAACCAGGACATTAACAACATCCTCGGCGTGGAGCAGATTGACGAGTTCATTCTGGGCGATGAAAACTGTGATGCGAATCTGCTCAACATGCAGAACGTGTCCACCATTATTCGCCGTGCAGGGTTTAAGCACTGGGGGAACCGCCTGTGCGGTACCAACCCGCAGTGGCGCTTTGAATCTGTTCGCCGTACCGCCGACGTCATCGAGGACAGTATCCAGGAAACGATGCTGGAGTACGTTGACCGCCCGCTGGACCGGGAAAACGCCGATGACATTATCGGCACCATCAATGCCTATATGCGCCAGCTGGTCGGGCTCGGTGCCATCTTCGGCGGACGTGCCTGGCTGGATGAGGAGCTTAACACCGCTGAGAGCATGGCGGCGGGCGTGCTGTACATCAACTATGACTTTGGTCCGAAATCGCCGACTGAGCTTATCAGCCTGCGCGTCCGGGTGAATAACAACTATGCGCTTGAGGAGATGCTGGCAGCATGAGCGAAAAAAACACACTACGCGTCTGGACCTTCTTCCGGCAGGGGGTCCGCATACAGGGGGCGCATGAATTCACCCCACCGACACTGTCCATTGTCAAAACTGATTTGCGTACCGGCGCGCAGGATGCGCCGTCCCCCGTGGATGACGGCATGGAGGCCCTGACCTGTCAGCTGAAATTCTACGGTATGGATACGGACATGCTGACCGCCTTCGGTTTTGTAAGCGGCAGCCGCCCGCGCTTTACGGCCTATCAGGGCTATCTGGCGAACGGTACCGCGCTTGGCACCGTCGAGGAGATCGAAGGCTTTGTGCAGACCGTTACGCCGGATGCGCGGGGCAAGGACAATCTGTCCGAGAACGCCATCACGGTGGAAATCGCGGTGAGCTATTACCGCCAGACCAAAGACGGCAGGGAGCTTTTTGCTATTGATACCGAGCGCTTCGCGCGCCGGGTGAATGGTGTTGATGTACTGTCTGGACTGGCGGCGAAGGTCCGCCTCTGATTTTTCAACTGAACATACCAACGGCCTGCGGGCCGTTTTTACTTTTTAAGGATTATTTATGAGTTTTCCCGGTGAAACCCGCGTGATCAAACTGTATTCCCCTGTTTCGATTGAGAACGGTGGCTTACTCGAACAGGTGACGATACGCGAACCGCTGGTGCGTGACCGCATCGCTTTTTCCAAAGACCACGGCAGTGAAGAAGAAAAAGAAGCGCGCATGATTGCGTTATTGTGCAACCTCAGCGAGCAGGATATCTGGCAGCTCACAGCGGCGGATTATGCGCAGCTGCTGGACGCATTTAATGTTTTTATGCTCCCGCCCGCGGATCGACCGAAAGAGGTCTGATGCGGGCGATACGCTTTCTCGGGCGGCGCCTGCATTTTCCCATGGCGGAATACCTGGACATGCCATTCAGTGTGTTTTCTGATTTTCTCACCGACGAAGTGGAGGCGGTAAATCGTGGCCGGATTAAGCCAGAACCTTAAGGCCGTCATTACCTTTGGCGGCAATATCGACAGCTCCTGGAGCCGTTCAGCGAACGGTCTGCAAAAGAGCCTGAAGGATGTCGGAAAGCAGTCAGAAAAACTGAGCAAAGACCAGGCTAAGCTGGCGGCGGAGATTAAGAAAGCAAAGCTTGCCGGGCAGAGCCTGGGCGATCTGAAACGCCGTTACAGCGATGTGTCCCGTGAAATCCGTAAAACGGAGTCCGAACAGCAGAAGCTGAACCAGCAGATGCAGAAGGCGCAGCGGCTGGCGTCATTTAAGGGGGCAGGTAAAGGATTGTTTCGCCGCGGTCTGGGTATCGCCGGACAGCTGGGCGGCATGGTGACACCGGGGCTGGCGATCGGCGGCGGCGGGGTTGTGGCCTCCGCACTGGGCACTTTGATTGCCCCGGCGGCCACCAACGCGGAAACGGCCAGACGCGCCGGCGTGGCGAAAAGCTATGGCGTCGATATCCCGACGTTTGATGCATGGGACACCCTCGCAAAACAGTACGACATGAACGGAGAGAATATCGGCGATCTGTTTGAGGAGTATCTGCACAAGGCGGGGGAGTACAAGCAGAACGGCAAACAGGGCTCACTGCAGGATGCGTTTGAAACGCTGGGCTTCAAAGCCGGCGACTTTGCCGGCCTGAGCGATATGGCGCAGTTTGAAAAAATCGTCGAGCGTGCGCTCAGTCTGCAGGATGAGTCAAAAGCCTCGTTTGCTCTTGATTCGCTGTTTGGCGGCGAGGCCAGCAAGCTGCTGATGCTGCTGAAGCAGTCCGGGAAAAGTTACCGCGACCTGATGGACGAGCAGCGTCGGTATAACCTCGTCACGAAAGAGGGGGCTGAAGGCGCGATGGCGGGCAATAGTGCCATTACTAATCTGCAGACCGTTTTCTCTTCTGCACTGGCGGAAATCTCCGGCCAGCTCGGTAACGAACTGGCGCCGGATATCCGACGCCTGACTGACGATATGGCGGAGTGGTTTAAAGGCGGGGGGATCAAACGTATCGTCAGTTTTCTACGCAATGATCTCTACCCAGGCGTGCTGACATTCGGGCAGGGGATCGTTTTCGTCGGGAAAGTGGCGTATGCGCTGGCGAAAAAACTGTCCTGGCTGCTGCCGGATGAGCGAAGCGATCAGCGGGATGTGCTCAAATCGCTGGCCATGACCGGCTCGGTCGATATCGCCCGCATGACGGCGCAGCGTAACGGCCAGGGAGAGTGGTTCGAACAGCAGCTCAAAGAAAAACCGGGTCTGCCGGACGATGTGAAAAAATCGTACCGGGATACGCGAGGTATCTTCAGTGATGACAATGAAAGCTTTGATAAGTCACTGGATAAATATATGACACCGGAAAACAGCGGACCGCTGTTTGGCCTGGATAGGGCACAGAGTAATAGCGCGTCGGCTTCAGGCGACGGAGGTTACTGGAATGCACTTCTCCAGCGCCTTGATACAGCCGACCAGCAGCCACAGGCAAGGCAGCTTACTGACAACCGGAAATTCGAATACCGTTTCGAAATTAACGGAGCACCCGGACAAAGCGAGCAGGGCATCGCTGATGCGGTCGAGGGGGTGACGAAAACCAGCCCGGCATTTAACGGTAACAGCAGCATGATGGACGGAGGACAAATCTGGTGAGTGAAATCGTTCCGGTCTATGAAGACTTCGGACAGTCGCGGTCCGGCGCTGTCCGTGGCGCACAGGCCGCCCGAGTGATGATGATGCTGGGCGACTTTGCCTTTTCGATTGATACCACCGCGTACAGCCAACTGACCCGTGAGGCCAGCTGGCGCTGGAGTGAGCAGGAGCGGATCGGTAAACAGGATTTACTGCAGTATACCGGCAAGCCCGGGCGAACGGTTCGGCTTGAAGGGGAGTCGCATGCTTTCTTCCGCAAGGGGGTGGATGCCGTCAACGATCTCTTCGACCTCGCAGATCAGAATAAGCCACAACAACTGGTCAGCGGCGAAGGGGATGTGCTTGGCTGGTGGGTGGTTATCGACTTCTCCGACACAACCAGCCGTTTCCTGCCAGGCGGTGGCCACCGAAATAAAAACTGGACGATGACGCTGAAACATTATGCCGACGACATATCAAACCCGTGACGGTGATGTGCTTGATGCAGTCTGTGCGACACATTACGGCACGGAAAACCTTTCTTATATTGTGACTCAGGTGCTTGAAGCGAATCCGGGACTGGCTGACATCGGTGCCGTTTACCCGTCTGACCTCTTTATCATCCTGCCTGATCTGGCGCCGCCAGTTCAGGATTCTGCATTTAGTCTGTGGGATTAATATGACTGAACAGATTTTTAAACCGGAATATGCACCTGCTTTCAGCATCAACGCGGAGGGAAAAGATATTACCCGCGCGCTGCAGCAAAGCCTGTCGGAGTTGACGCTGACGGATTATGGCGGCGCTACGGCAAAGGCGGATGAACTGAAAATCACGCTGCTGTCCGAAACGTTGCCTCTGCCGGTGAAAGGGGCACGGTTACGCGTGGCGCTGGGTTTTAACGACCAACTGGTGGATAAGGGCTGGTTTGTGGTGTCCGGCGTGGGCAGTAGTGGCCCGCCACGTCGTATTGAGATTTATGCCACTGCAGCGCCCATGAATGCGCAGAAACAGCCTGGCGATGTGCTCAGCCAGAAAACGCGCAGCTGGGATAACCTGCGACTTGCGGATCTGGTTAAAACCGTGGCCACCGAAAACGGTCTGGTGCCGAAAGTGGCCACAGAGCTTGCCGACATCCACATTGACCATGTTGATCAGGTTGCAGAATCCGACGCGAACCTGCTGACCCGCCTTGCCCGAACGTGGAACGCTGTCAGCAAACCCTCAGGTGGTTACTGGCTTTTTTTGCGCCAGGGTGCCACCGCGAAAGCCTCCGGAGAGCAGACCGGCGCTCTGATTATCACACCAGAACAGGTATCAAACTGGTCGTACAGCGAAGGTGAAAGGGGGAGTTCGACAGGAAAGGCCACCGGCAGTGGCGGCAAGTCCTCGGGTAAAATTGGCGTTCGGTATTACGATGAGGCTGACGGAAAGACCAAAACCATCACAGTCGATCATGACGGTCCCTCAATGGCGAACCCGTATACCCAGCCGGTGAAGGACACCGCTGACCAGCAGGCAAAGTCAAAAAAAACGCAGGCACAGCGCAATGAGCAAAAAATGACGGTTACTGGTCCTTGCCGCCCTGAACATGTCCCTCTCACCGCAGAATCGGGCGTATCCACTTCCGGCTTTGGTGAGCGGGAAGATCGTGCCTGGGTGGTGGAGTCGCTGGTTTACTCCCTGACACCCGCCGGGTTCAGCTACACGTACAACCTGGTGGTTGATATTCGCAAGCCTGCGAAATCCTCTAAAAAATCCGGCAGCAAGGATAAAACTGGTCCGGATTACTTCGGCTAACGTACCGCCACCCGGCGGACCCGATACGGAAAAATACTATGAACGGCGTAAACAGCTGGACGGGTAAACGCCTGTCCGGTACCGACCATTTGCGTCAGTCGGTCAGCGACATCCTCTCAACCCCGGTAGGTAGCCGGGTGCTTGTCCGTGATTATGGCAGCAACCTTTTTTCGCTGGTGGACAACCCCCGAGATGACCTTACGCGGCTACGTATTATCGCAGCGACCGCCTCGGCGCTGGCGAGATGGGAGCCCCGGCTGAAGGTCACGCGCGTGGTCGTCTCTTTCCCGGCAACTGAAACGGGGTGTGTGGTGGATATTGAAGGGATCAACAAAGAAAACAATCTTCCTGTCAGCACCGGAGGCATACCGATATATGGCAAGTAGTTATGACGTAATTAACCTGTCCGCCCTGGCGGTGCCGGATGCCATCGTGGTTCCGGATGCTGCAGATATTTTTACCCGCTGGCTGGCACGCCTGCGCGAACTGGATCCGGTATTTGATGCGCTGGTGGAATCTGATCCGGCGTTTAAACAGGGTGAAATCAATGCCTACCAGCTCGCCCTGGCGTTTCAGCGAGTCAATGACGCGGTACGCGCAGTTTTCCTTGCCAGCGCAAGAGGGGCCGATCTCGACCAGATTGGCGCGGGCTTTAACGTTTCCCGTCTGGTGATAAATCCCGGAGATCCGGATGCTGTGCCACCTGTCGATCCTGTTTATGAAGATGATGACGCTTTTCGTGAGCGTATACAGCTTTCATGGGCACAGCTGAATACGGCAGGTGCTCGCAATGCATACCGCTTCCATGCCAAATCAGCAGATAACGATGTGCTGGATGCGGATGCTTACGGACCGGAGACGCATAACCGACCGGGGGAAGTAGACGTCTACGTCCTGTCGCGAACCGGGAATGGTGAGGCCAGCCCCAGCCTGACAGAAAAAGTGATGAGCGAACTGAGCGCCGATGAGGTCAGGCCTCTGACTGATTATGTAAGCGTAAAAAGCGCCACCATTGTCAGCTATGCGGTAACGGCTGAACTGGATATACCTGACGGACCGGATGCGCAGACGGTGCTGGAACATGCCATCAGCACGCTGACAAGTTACACCCGGCTTTCGCATCGCATAAACGGCCTCGTACCGCTTTCCGCGATTTACGCTGCACTCCAGCAGCCCGGCGTCACAAGAGTCAGGCTGATAAGTCCGGTCGCAGATCTGGAAGCAGCCGCGGGGCAGGCTCCCTGGTGCAGTGCGATAAACGTCACCCGCAAAGGAGGGTCCGGTGGATAAATTTCGCTCCCTGCTACCGCCCTCCGCCATCCAGCCAGAGCGGGCACTGGAGCAGGCCAGTTCGGAGCAGATCACAGCGCTGGATACGGGCATGGTGCGTAAGGTGAAAGATCCCGATACCTGTCCGGCGCATTTGTTGCCCTGGCTTGCCTGGGAATTTTCGGTTGATTCCTGGGAAGACGCCTGGACTGAGGCTGAAAAGCGGCAGGTGATTAAAGATGCCGCATATGTTCATCAGCATCGCGGTACTGCCGGCGCTGTCAGGCGGTCACTGAGCGCTGTCAGTCTCCCAACTACCGTGGTGGAGTGGTGGGAGGATCTGCCGCGTAAGGCTCCCTACACCTTCCGCATTGAGGTTTACAGCCTTCAGGAAGTTGATGACGCGCTGTATCAGCGTATCCGGCGACAGGTCGATAAAGCGAAGAACCTGAGGAGTCTGTTGACCTCTATTGACGTGATTGCCGATCTGGGCGCCATGGGAACTTATTACACCGGCGGTGCTGTCACCGCCTGGATTGATATTGATATTGAGGCAGGAGTTTAGCCATGGCTGAAAAGTATTACAGTATTCTGACCAACAGAGGCAAAGAGCTAGAGGCGCAGTCTACTGCGACCGGGAAGCCCGTCATAATTAAAGATTTTGTAGTAGGTGATGGTAACGGCCAGCCGGTTAAGCCTGACCCGGCGTTAACAGCCCTTGTTCGCGAAGTTTATCGTGCGGCGGTTTCAGCATTGCAGGTCTCACCGGAACAGGATAATCAGTTTATTGCGCAGCTTGTACTGCCTGCCGATGTGGGCGGCTTTGTAGTCAGGGAGGTCGGGCTGTTGACCGATGCAGGCGAGCTTTATGCTGTAGCGAACTGTGCCGCGATCGAGAAGCCAGTAAGTGGTATCAGCGTTAAACTCCAGTTTAGACTCGGCGTGTCTGAAACGGCTGATATCGAGCTGAAGGTTTCAACGGGCGATGGGTTGTTTCTGCGACAGGATGCAAACCTGAGTGATGTGGTGGATATAGTCAGGGCACGGAAAAACCTTGGGCTGAAAGAGGCAGCAGTTCTGGATGTTGGGACAAAAGCTGGCACTGTAGCGGCAGGGGATGACGCACGCATTACCGGCGCTGTACAGCGCGCGGGTGACGAAATGGCAGGGCCGTTTGTTATCGCTGACTCGACCCCACTCCGCTTTAAGCAGAAAAATATTAGCTCTTTTTTCCGTTTCGACGGTTCCACGCTATATCTGATGTTTACTAAAAAAGGTGATCCGGATGGCGGGTACAGTGATTTACGTCCGTTTTATGTTGATGCAAATTCCGGGGCTGTTACCTTTGGTAATTCAGTTAAGGCACTTGCGGGAATTACTGCAAATTCAATTAAGTCGAATTCCAGTCTTTTTATTGAGAGCGACGATCGTCAGCATATTATTTTTCAAAATAAAGACGGCACCGCGAGAGCATATATTTATAAAGACCGTAATTCTGACCTGCGCCTTAATAACGGCAATGAGGGTGGAGGCGATTTTGTTATCTCCCGTACCGGTGAGATCTTTTGGGGGCCGAATGGCGCGCGACTGAGCCATGACGGGAATCTCTATGGTTCTATATGGGGCGGCTGGCTGTCAAACTGGATAAGTGGCCAGATAGGAACGCGGGCAGAAATTAACTGGGTGCAGTCAAATTTCATTACTGATGTTGCGCTGGGTGCCGAAGGGTCATTCCTCATTGCTAAAAATGCATGGCAGCGCGCGCCTGCTGGATGTGTCCTTACTGGGTACAACGCCGAGGGTAACGAACCTGTAAACGATACATTATTTTACCGACCCATTCAGAAACACATTCCGTCTATCGGCTGGATGGTTGTTGGTCACACTGCATAGGACACATGGTATGGCATTAACTCTTAAAAATTTAACGATTTACACACCTGAATATTACGACCTGATGATCCCGGCTATTTATCTTCAAACAGAAGATGGTCTGGACTGGTATCTACATTTGACCCGCTTCCAGCCTGATACGCTGAAAATTTGTTTTGATGATAAAGGGGTAATCCGATCATACCATGCTGACGCGTCACGCCTTTATCCGTTGAATCTTTCGGTAACTGAGGTCAATACCGCCGATGTGCCGGATGGCCTGAATATTTACGGTGAATGGATGTGGAACGGCGAAAAAATAATTCCGCGCGAGTTTACCCGGCAGGAAAAAATCGACCAGGCGGAAGCCCATCGTTCAGAATTGATCGCCGCTGCGGGGGAAAAAATTGCACCACTCCAGGATGCCAGCGATTTGGGTATTGCCACAAAAGTGGAGGCGGATCAACTGATGGCGTGGAAGTCCTACCGGGTGAAACTAAACCGCCTGGTGTTCACAAATGATCAGGAGATCAGCTGGCCGTCGCCGCCTGAAGTGTAATAGCAAAAGGGGATATTTGCATTAGCTCAAACTTGATCTGGCACTGTTACTGCACAGAGCTTAACTTGGGCTGACAGTCCACTCTGTGCCAGGAGCAGACGTTGCAAATGGCACTCCATATCGATTATTGAGCGGTATTTGAATAACCAATTGTAATAATTAATGCAGTTCAGCTCAAAATGATGTAAAAAAAGTGGAATTATAAGTAATTTTGGGACTGGCCGTTACCTCACAAACGGAAGAACATAATCCAAATACTCTACTCGAGCAGTCCTAAAAACTTTCCAATATCTGGCATTAGCAGGTTCATCACGCTTGTTAGTATGCGTTAAAATAAGGCGTCTCTTTGCTCGTGAAACACCGACAAAAAACGCACAGCGATTCTCTTCTTCATCACCAAAAAAAATCTCATTTTCTATAGCCATGATTACAACCGAATCAAACTCTAATCCTTTGCTTTTGTGAATGGTCAAAATGCGTACAGCTTGATCATCACTAAATCGTTTTAATGCGAGGGGTAAATCAGATTCGATTTTCAGTAAATCTTTAATACGTGCTTCTACATCGCGCACAACCTGTTTAAGACGATCATGGGACTCATATTCAGGCGATAAGGCAACAAGCATCTGTAAACCTATATGCTTTAAGAAAGAGCGACTAAATGTCCACCATTCCGAAAAGGGATTGTCCGTTTTTTTTGCTTCAGACACCCCCATACGATGCTTTTTAATCAGGTGATCAAGATCTTTTCGTACGTTGGTTTGAATTTCTTCATCAGCAAAGGGAACCAGCTGATTCATCAGACGAATCCAGGCTTTAGGTTCCCGATGTCCATACAGGCATGATAGGTAATCAACGATTAACCTAGCCACTGGTTCGACAGTGATGTCCTGCATTTGCTGCTCATTGCGGTAGGGAATTCCGCGTTGCTCTAACTCTCTGAAGAGGTCATCAGCATATAAATCTGGTTGCTTAGAGATTAGGACTGCAATTTCAGCTGGAGGTAGCTTCTCTGTGTTAATCCATTCATAAATTAGGTCAGCCAGATAGATAGCTTCAGTTTGACTGTCTTCAAATTTGCAAGCAAAAACCTCCCCTTCGTCCCCTTCCAACTGAGCATCAGGCATTACAGAGTCAGGATCTAACTTACGAATAATTTCGTTCTGAACACGCAGCAAAGTTGGTTTTGAGCGGAAATTGCGATATATGTTGAGCGGCACCGCATTAAAGTCCTTTGTGAAGGACTGGAAAATGCCGTCCAGAGCACCTGCCCAAGCCATGATTTTCTGTTTTGTGTCACCGACAGCAGTCAGTCGAATTTTTGTCCCCTTAAAAGCAAGCTTTACCAAGTCATATTGTAAATTTGTGCAGTCCTGAAATTCATCAAGGAAAATATCACTATAAGTTTGCCGGATTGCATTTCGGGCTATTTTTGACGTTTGCAATATTTTAATTGCATAAGGAACCAGATCGCCGAATGCTATTTCGTGACGAGACGCCCCGCTTTTCTTGTCTACAATGGTGTAGCCAGCATCTAAGGCATATTCTCCCGTAAGTACCGGCCTAAATCGATCTATGATGCGCTTAGCGAATGCGTGGAAGGTAAAACTGTCAAAGCGAGAAGCCAGATATCTTCCACACCTGCGTTCAACGCGTTCTGTAAGATTTCTGCTGGCATCAACCTTAAATGAGATCGCCAGAATTCTTTTGGGGTATCGACACGTTCCTGTTCGCAAAAGGAAGTCAGCACGCTGTGCAAGCATTTCCGTCTTACCCGCCCCCGGTCCAGCTGTCAGTGCCAAGCAACGTTTACGCGCTTTCGCTGCACGTTTCGCATTAGGTTCCAGCGTCAATCCATCTGCGGGCTGCCATTCTTCGACAGTAATCATTCTGGCAGTTCCGTGAGTTTGGCAATAACCGCATCAGCCAGCCTGTCCAGTGAATCTGGCATGTTTTTAAGTAGATCAGCATCATTTAGCTGAGTTAACGCCTCAATGTGGGCTGCGGGTTTACTGCCGAGCTTGAAACGTTGGTGATAGGTATTAAAAAGCACTAATTCATCATCCCTGTACTGAGATGAATCGTAATGACTTTTTCCAAGAACAGCTTTTATAGTTGCATCGTCGGGCTTCTCTTCCCAAACGTTATAGGCTTCTGGGTACGCAAGTAACATCGCAAAGTCTAAATCCATCGGATAGGAGAAAAACACGCCGCGCTCTTCAAGCATGTCGAGATAATTTTCGTAGTCTCGAATTTTATGTTTTTCATCATCCCATTTTGGAATTCCGTAAGGTTTAGGAAGTTTGTTACGCCTTTGACGTTTGGAAAATTGGTCATTTACGTACTTAATTCGCCCCCATCCTGCCCCATGGCGGGCTACATCAAGATCGAGCAGTGTAAAAAAGGGAATCTTTAACGCTGTGAGTAATCGCCAGAAATGGTTTACATGCCGCCCCCCTAAAGGCGCTACAGTGATGGCTGACTCATCAACGGGCGCACCCTTGGCCTGAAGCAAGCGTGGCAGCACAATCTCTTCGCTGTCACCTTCTCCAAGCACCACCAGCCGTGAAAAATAGATTTCCGGAAACGCCTGGACGGCTTCCCTAACAAACTTATGTGCCTCATCAGTTTCATCAGGCAATTTAATACAAGTGACCTGCGTCTCTCGTGACTCATTCAGTCGAAGATAACGTATTAACTCAGGTGCTACCCGGCGCAGCATTGTGGGCGCATGCGTCGCAATGAGAGCTTGCGCATCTAGGTTTCCTACCATGGCACTCAGGGAGCTAACAATGCGACCCAAATAATGTGGGGAAAGGCTGTTTTCTGGCTCTTCAAGGGCTACCAGTGTGAAGACCGGAGGACGTAATTTATCGGGATCAAATGATATATCTTCTTCTGCAAGCACGGCCCTGCCAATAGCCTGAGACGATAACACAAGTGAAAGGTAAAGCATGGATTTTTGGCCATCGCTCAGCCTTGAAAAATCGACAAATGAGCCATCGTGACTTGGGGTAAATGAAACAGACAGATGCCTTAACAGCGATTCAATTTCTGACGCGACAAAAGTAATTTTAGGATCAGCAAAAAATTTACCCCTATGCAGTTTTATCCAAGTTGTCTTTAAACTCTCACTAAAAGCATTCACCGAGGGATTGGCCGCAAGGCTGACGCTTATTTGATCGGTCAGGTTTTTAATCGTTTCACGCTCATCGTCCCAACGAACAGCGCGAAGTAAACGCCCGAGTAATGCATTCGCACCGTACGCAATATGGTCAGCGGGATCACGTCTGGCAGGCAGATAGTGTACATGGATATGATTACGTTCGGAGCGTGGAACCTGAGCGGTATTTAGAGGTGCATCATCTTCATCAACTTCCAGGACATATACCAGAGCTTCTTCAATATCGCCATCTATCCCCATAGTTGCCGTTAGGCGAAAACGCACGTGCGGAACCCCATCTGGCTCGTCCAGTCGCATATGGCTGAAGTGGGGTGCTACGGTACTGTTGTCCTCGTCCTCTTCCAGTTCGGGAAATAGAAAATCAGCCTCTATCCACAACTGGCGCTCAAGCGGAACGTTCTCCTCATCATAGGGCACGTGGAAATCTGAACGCTGGATCCGCCTTAACGCGGGGTCGAATGCAAAAAGTCGACACAAAGCCTGAAGAACTGCGGTTTTACCTGAACCATTAGGGCCAATGATATATGTTATATCTTCAAGGCTGAGTTCTGTTGCTTCATACCCAAACGACTGAAAACCAGATAAACGTATTGCTTCAAGCTTCAT